AAAAATAAAAGAGTTATCTTTTTGATAACTCTTTACTACTTATTTAAGTAAATATTCTTCTATAAATCTCTCTACTTCTTTTCTAAATTCTCCATACATATCTTTTGGAACATCTTTCATATACCTCGCTCCAAAATGTAAACAAACACATTTTCTAATAGCTGCTTTTATTGATTCCCACTGAGAATATGTATGATTATTTACTTTTGTTAAAAGCATTTCTTTATAAGGTTCTAATATATCTGATATTTCTAATTTTTCTGACTTTGGTTTTAAATAATATTGTTCTTTAAGTTCTGCTAAAACCTCTTCTCTTAATTTTGCTTTTTCTCTTTCTCTATCTTTCTTTAATTGTTCAGGGTCCATTAATATTCCTCCTTTAAATATGACAGTCTACTACGACTAAGTATTTATCTTGATTTTCTGGTTTTCTTAATTCTTTATTAAACCAATTAATAAATTCTTTTTCACTATCTCCTGTAGAATCATCAAAACCAAACCATCCCATTTCGCCTTTTGCATGCCAACCTTCATTATCTACTAAAGCATAAAGACTAAACATTGCTTGATATTCTGCATATTCCTCTTTTGAACTGTATCTTTCTGTATAATATTCTGGTTTATAAAAACTCCATTTAACTATTTCTTCTTCGTCTTTATTCTCTGGTTTTTGATTCTCTACTACTAATTCCCAATATCTTATATTCTTTTTATAAGAACCTTCTATCATTTTATCTAATTCTAAATCTTTTAATTTACAAGCATTTACCCATTTGTATCCTTCTGGAGCTTCTTTCTTTTCAGATTCTAAATTTCCCCATGATGGTCCTCCAATAGAATCTATATCTACAGAATCTTTTACAAGTAAAAGTTTATTCCATCTTCCACCTATTTCATACCAGTCCCATTTTGCATTTGGATTTTCCCAATAACCATAGGTTCCAATTTCTTTATCCCTTTCATAACCACAATAATCATACATATATTCTTCAAAAGTTTTATAATAAACATTAAAAGGTATTTCTACCCTTTCTAATTCTTCTGGAATTTCATAAGTTGTAGTAGTAAATGGTTTATCTTCTTTTTGAATAACTTTTTTAAACATATCATCTGATTCTTTAACTAAATTACCATTTTTTAATTTTATTCTTGTCATTGATTTAGTATAATATTTTTCCATATATTCTTCTACTATTGGATTAAATTTTAAATATTTCTTTGGACAATCTTCCATATTATTTTCTTGATATGGGGCAAGCTTTTTATGTACTTCTTTATCTGATAACTTATCTACTATTACTCCTACTGTAAAATGACTCATATTCTAATAACCTCCTTTAAATATTAATATGCTTATTTTCTGGTTCAAGCATTATAACTTGTGATTTAAAATCTTTATTCTTACCTTTTATAAAAGATTTTACAAAAATTACTTTACCATTTTTATAATGTCTATAATGACCATGTACTTGAAATGAATGTGAATAAGTCCATCCTCTTCTTCTTTGTATACATTTATCTACCTTTATTTCTCTTACTCTATTAAAATCATAAATTGGAGTACTTATTATTTTATATTTTTTAACCTTTACTATTCTTTTTTCTTCATTTATATTATTTGGTCTTGAATTATCTCTTTCATAATAATATTTAGAAGATTTTGTTGTTGCTAAATACCAAAGAGAAGATATTAATATAGCAACACTTACTTTATTAAAATGATTCTGACAATCTTCAAATGATTCTGCATTATCTATATCCATTAATCCTATTTCTTCTTCAGGTTCTCCTGTATCTCCAATTTCTAATTCCATTGTTGTAATTAATTTCTTATCTGTTCCATATAAAAATATATCTAAATGATTTCCAACAAATCTAAAATATAAAGTAATTAATGAAGATATATTTTTAAATTCATTATATAAATTTTCCATATTTCTATATGTAGTATTAAATGTCTGTGCTAACTCTTTAATTAATCCACTTAAAAACTTATTATATTTTTCAGTCTTTTCTAAATTATTAAAATAATCATTATGCAATATTAAATATCCTTCGTCAAAAGAATGGGGAACATCAGGCAAAAATCTAATATCTTTATTCCACCATTCTATAAATAAATCTACTTTATCTGCTGGTACTATTATTTGTGGTAACTTATTTCTAATATGTAATTCTTGAAGAAACTTATCTACTTTAATATTTGTTTCTACCATTTTACTCACCAGAAATTACCTCCTTTGCAATTTTTATATATTCTTCTTTAAGTTGATAAACTGGAACTTCTACAAATCCAGAAGTAACCCAACCTATTTGAGGTCCTAATAATTCTTCTATTATTTCCTCTATTCCTTCATTTTCGCTATAATTCTTTATTGTAACTTCACCAAATAAATAAGGATATTCCTCTATATAAGTTGTAGCTGTCCAATAAGGCTCTCCATTCTTATATACTTGAATTGCTATTGCCTTCTTATTATAATAGTAAGTTCCAAATTCAACCTGATAACCATTTTTTAATTTAATCATAAATATATTCACCTCTATTCTATTACATTTAATTTTTCAATAAATTTATCTAATACTAACTTAATAAACTCTTTATCTTCATTATCTGACATACATTCAGTTTGTACTTCCCAAACTTCTTCTCCTTTAGATTTAGAAAATGTCATTTCTCCAAATCCAATATTTGAATCCCAATTTAATTTAAATCCTTCATATTTTTCATTGTTAAAACAATGAAATTCAAATAAGTCATATATTTCTATTTCTTCTCCACTTCTTGATTTCATATTATCCTCCTAAAAACAATCTATTTTAATTATACTACATATTTTATAAAATGTAAATAGGTTTTTGAGGAAAAAATAAAAAGAAGCCAAGTTTTACTTAGCTTCTTTCAAAACTCATCAATTATTATTGATTTATTTCTGTAATTAAACCATTACAGAAGAACTCTGGAGCTACTAGTCTCTTTCCATAACTTGTAGCATATCCTTGATGTCCAAAGAATGTGCTATCCATTATGTATTGAGTAGCTGTGATAGGCATATATGGAGCATATACATATCCAGTATCTAGTGTTACATCTCCTCTATAAACAATAGTAAATTTATTGCTTGGGAAATATGGATTCTTAACAATTAAGAATCTTCCTGCTAAAGTACCCATTATATGAGGACCTGCAGTATTTAGACTTGGAGCAGCTTTGAACTTATCCATAGTCTCAATTATATTAGCAGCATACTCACCAACTATAACAATATTTGGTGTTATTCTTCTTGTTTTTTGATATACTTTATTAGCTCCAGCAACTAATACTTGATAGAAAGATTCATAATGGTCATGTTTATTAATTCCAAATGGAACAGGCATATTGAATGATACACTCATAGTTGTTCCAGAATTTCCAAGGTCATTAAGAATTTCACCATCAATTTCAGCTCTGATTTCATCAGTAGCTGTTGCTTGAAGTAATGTTTGTAAATCAATATTTTGAGTAGCAGCTAAATCATAAGCAGCATCCATTGAGAATCCTGTTTTTAATTTTCTTGGTCTAGCTGTAATTGTAACGTCAGCTATAATTGTTCTAATAGCTGGAGCATTAACTGGAGCTGTAAATAAATCTTGTGCATAATTTACTTCTTCTCCTGTAGCTAATGTGCTACCACTATTAAGAGTAACAATACCTGTAGCATAATCAATAGTACCACCATCAGATAGGTTTCCTTCTCCATCATCTGTAACTGTTGTGTTATCATTTAATTTAAAGTTAACAGAACCTGGAACAACTGGAACCCAAGCTAATGTAAATGCGTGATTATCAACTACAACTTGCTCTCCTTCAATTCTTTCAGATGAATAATCGAAAGCATTAGGTATTTTATCAGCATCTGGTCCTACTTGGATATAATTACTGATATTATCTCCTACTTCAATTTTTCCTCTGTTTGAGTCATATACATGTTTCATGTAATAAACTACACCTGCTTTTTGTTTCAAAGGTTGTACTGATACAACATCTTCTGCAACTAGTGTAGGCATTACAGCAGCAACTAAGTTAAGATATTCATTTTTCTTTGCAATATCTACAACTTGAGTACCTGACTCAGTAATAACTCTAGGAGCATTAGCATCAAAATTTCTTGAAACATTATCAAGCATTATTGCTAAAGACATTTTTCTCTCAGAATTTAAACCTTCTCCAAAAGCAGCTGATTCTTTTAAAGCTTTATCAACAGCAGATACCATTCTATCATACTTTTTAACTAAAGCTTCACCCTCTTTAAGATACATCTTATCAACTACCATGGGTTTTCCTCCTTTAAAATTTTTTATTTTTAAGACGATTTATCTCATCTTCTACTTCTATATATAAGAAAAGTGCAAAAAATGAGCCATTTTTATGCACTTCCTCAAAGACTATTAAATTTTCTTTATTTTATTGACAATTCTTCAGATGTAGAATCAAAATTAGCTTGTCTTAATTTATCAAGTAATCCTTTTGCTCTAAGATTTTTAAATACTAAATTAAATTCTCCTGTAAATCCATTCTCTTTTACATCTTCTTTTCTATTATCCCAAATCTCATCTATTAATTGATTTATCTTTTCTGAATCATTGGTTTTAATAACTTCTTCTATTTTATTAGTCCATTCTTTTACTAATTCCTGGTTTACTGGAGGTTCTTCTATATATTCTGGCTCTTGTAACCATTCATCATTCATTACTGAATATCTTCCATTTGATTCGGCAGGACTATTACTATCTTCTATATATAATTCAACTGGTAAATCTTTTATTGTAATATCATAATTATTATTAAAATTATTTTTCTTTGCATTAAATAACTCATCTATAATATCTACATCTGCTGGATACTCTGTATAATCTGTTATTACATGAAGGTCAATATCAGACTTTGATTTATAATTGTATCCTGCATTAGAACCAATTATATTTATATCTTTTACATCTATATCTATTGTAAAATGTTCTAAAAACTCTTCTACTATTTTTAATAAATGTTCTTTTACTTCCGGGATTAATTCTTTATCATTCCAAAGTTTTGGATTCAATTTTCTTTCTTCTTCATTTAGATGAGATAATATACTTTCAAAAAGTTGTTTTGTATTTGACATTTTAATCCTCCCTGCTATAATATTCATCCATCATTTTTTTATCTTCTCTCTTTTTTACTGCCCTATTATAATGTTGTCTTGCTCTTGTTATAAATTGGTCAAATGATACTTCTTCTGGTTTTAATGCTTCAATAGCCTTTTTATCATTTCCTCGTAATAAAGCAAACTGCCTTTTATATTCTTGAAATATCTGATTTAATCTTGCTTGTACTTCTGGAGGTTGTTTATGAAACCACTGATGATTCTCTACTGATAATATAGCACCATTTTCTTCAGTAGATTTTCCTCCCTTTCTTCTTTCTTTTATATGATGATAAGATAAGGCTTTCATTCTCTTCATCTGAGCTTTACTTGTATATCGTCTAGGTTCTGTATCTGTTCGTAAATGCAACTTTTCTATCCAACACTCTGGTCCATATTTTGCTACCATCCTGTTTTTAATATGCTTATTACTACTCATCTTGATAACAAACTCCTTACTTATTTAATTCTTCATTCTCTTTTAATAACTCTTCTATTATATTATTAGAATATACCTTTATTTCATTTTCTTCTAAATAATTAAATCCAGAAGTTTTTTTAGCTTCTTCTAATTTTTTATCCAAATTTTTATAGCTTGATAATATTGAAGCAATTTCTCCTTCATTTACTACTTTTAAATTAGATATATCTCTTTCCTCTTCTTCTGCTATTCTTGCAGCCCCTACAGATGGTCTTACAACAATATCAAAAGTAAAGAATTGATAACTATCAGGGTCTACCATTCCGTCAGGTCCTACTTCACCTGCACCACGGCTTGATACTCCTATTTTGGAACCATATTCAAGTAATGTATTTACTTTTTGTCCTTCTGGAGTATTTAATATATCCATTTCAGCAAATACTGCATCTCCTTCTATCCATAATTTATTTATTGCATGTGATACAGTTTTAATTTCTATTTCTACTCTTTCTGCTGGATGGTCTGCTTCTCCTAAAAGCATTTTACTATCTATCATTTCTTTTACATATTCAGAAGCAATTACTTTTTCCCATAATTCTCTTGGATATATTCTTCCATTTCTATTTGGATTAAAATCAGCAACTACCCCTCTTATTGTTCTAAGTATTGCAGGGTCTTTTCTCCCTGTATTAATGGTCTCAAATAAAGATTGAGTCATTTCTTCATTTAATATTTGTTTCATTTATCTTACCTCCATATCCTTTCTATCAAGAAGATTTACATCTCCGGGGTCATAGTTTCTTATATCTAATTTATATTCATAATTAATATTACTTTGCTTATATTCTTCAAAAAGTTCTTCAATATGAGTAATTTCTTGTTTTAATTTATAAAGGTCAACACCACAATATAAATCTATATAAGCTAATGTTCTTACATAAAACCAAGCTGAATTATCAGACATTTTTTCAAAAATACAAAAATACATAAATCTTTCCTCCATATTTGAGTTTTAAGACTCTTTTATATATTAGAAGATAAATTATATACCCTAGTCATAAAAATGTCTTAAAACTACCTTCTTGTGTTAAATTCTTAGTCTAAACTAATACCTGTGTCTATACTATCAGAATCTTCTCCTGAAACAGTATTTAATTCATCCTGTGTTAGCTCAATTTCTTTTCCGTTATGGTCTGTTCCATAAATACTCATAGAGCCATTAAATTTTTCAGCTACTTTTAAACAATAATTTTTTGCTTTATCCCAAGTTGTTACTTGGTCTATTTTTGGAGTAATCTGATTTGTTTGCATTA